CCAGTTGTCTCTAAATCTTCAGAGGCTGGTTCATCATTTGACTGCAAAAATGCTGCCAAGTTATTCACATCTGTGCTCATTTGATACCTTCATGGTGTGTCAAGAGTTTAATGGTAGTTAAAGTTTATCATTTTTTTAATGGCAATTAAAGCTATAGCACGTCAGGCTGCTTGCTGTCATTGACCACTACTTTTGCCTCACCAATACAACGATCAATATAGGCCTCAATACGTGTTAGGTTTTGCATGGATTCATGGATATTAGCTAATTCCTCTAAATATCCATCGCCCTTGTTAACCTTTGTCAGCTTATCGAAGTACCCAGCCTTTAGTGCGGTGAATACTTCGGCAAGTAGCGGGTTACTCCTGAGAGCTTCCGCTTGCTGCCCTTTGGTTATTTTGTTCTGGTTCTTGGTCGCGCGGTCTGTCATCTGTGCCTTCTCCTTTTATGTCTACGTTTTCAGTAGTTTGTAACTTATCATAATCAAAGCGAGTTTTCATTATAAGCTGGTCATACTTGTATTGAAGCTCGCGCAATTGACTATCTCTAGCCTGTAAGGCGTCGCTCACTTCTTTCTTGTATGTTTGCTCCATCTTCATCATGTCAAGTTGTGCGTCGTACTTCTGTTCCATTTGCTTCATTTGCATCTGGAATTGACCCTTAACCTGTTCAGCTTCTGCTAGCGGGTTTTGCATTTGCTGCTGTAGCTGGCTAACCATGGTGCGTAATGAGTCACGTTCCGCTTCAACGATTTCGTCTGGCTCTTCTGGATTGTTAAAGAATTCAGGCACCGAGTCTTGACCTAGAGCTATTGTTATTTCGCTTAAAGTCTTAAACAGCTTAGTATTATCCACCATTGGATTACCCATTTGCTGTAATTGCTGCTGAATCTGGAATAAAGCAGATAGGCTCTGTACTTTCTTCTCGTCATCACCTGAACCTGTTCCAACTTTAGCGCAAATGTAATGATCATACTTCCACGACTTAGGGTCTACGGTCATTTCACGGCCAAGTAAGCGAACCTCAAGCTCAGTATCTTGGTAATGAGAAGCGAACCATGCGATGCCTTCCCATAGGTCTTTGTATCCAACTTCTGCAATAACCCTGGCAACAAGCTCAATACGGGACTTCTGCGCGTCGTCCATGCCTTTGAATCGTGTGGCAGTCTCTTTGTGTAGCTGATCAGCTTCAAGCGCTGAGTTAGCCATAGGTGCGCCTGTAGATGATTGTTTCTTGCCTTCCATAAACTGGATAACTTGCAATGATTTATCACCAACATATGGCGTAGCAATAGGCATTAATGATGCCTGCGGCTGTCCGTCAACGTAAATGGCCCCACCAAATTGATGATCCAACAATGAATCTACATCCACGTTGTCGTTGTACGCAGTTCGAGGCATGTTTACTGAGTACAAATTGTCCAGTGTTTGACGCCATAATGCAGAGTTAATGTTCTGGTATTGCTCTGTTAATTCAGCGCGCGGAACACCTACAATATTGTTAGGCATTAGCATTGAGCTGAATATTGCATAGGGAATATGGTCAAACGGCTCGTTTTCTAGGATTACATCGCCGCACTTGATAATATGGCGGCGTTCCGCAATCCCGTCACCGTCATAATCGACCAATGCATACACGTCCACGCCTTCGACTTCTTGGTTTGCCCATTGTACATATGACATGTCGTCGTATTCTTCGCCGCCTTGCCTTTCAAAACGAATAGCTTTTAAGTTATCGCGCTTGGAATCTTCTGAATTAGTGGTAGGCAAGCTTTCAATAAGCTTTTTACTAAACCCTTCAGCAAGTAATTGACCGCGCTTTTTAGTGAATCGCTTCCCTATCACTTCAGCGTCTTCTTTGTTGTGCGCATTACGGCTAATAATCATATCTTCAACCGGCACACAGCGCATAAAGTATTCATTCTTAGTTACAACAATGCGAAGCGTTACCATATCAATGGTTTCGTCGCCATCTTCACCGTCGCGCTCTATGATTTCAACGCTTTCAACATCTGGATCATTTTCAATATCAGATATAATGCCGGTCAGCTCTTCTTCTGTAATATCGCTATAGGTGGAATACTTAGGCTTTTTGGTTTCTTCAACGCCATATTCGAGTGATGAAATGTTCTGTATTTCACTGGCCTTAAGCCAATCATGCTGCGTTCTGAATGAGTTGCGGATAGATTTAATAATATGAGATACGACGGCCTGCTTGTCACGCGCCTCTTGTATTGCTTCAGGACTTGAACCGGTTGGCTTGAATTCCACAGGATCGCCAGCACCCAGAAATACACGGGCAAGACTCGGCATATCAGCCTCAACCATGTCGCGAGTATCTGTACTGATAACCTTGGAGCGTCCAGCAACCTCATTGCCGAACAAATCGCCATTGTAATACTTAAGGTAGTTCTCGTTATCATCATTAAAGGTGCCTGACTCTGTAATAGAGTTATTCACCATATGGTCTGTAAGCGTTACTAACTCGCTTTCTGTCATCTTATCATTCATACAATAGGCATCCGTTTTGGCTGTGGTCGTTTTTTCTGCTTGACTTTATCTTTTACCATTAGCGACATCATAACAGAGTCTGCCATGTTAGGCGATGCTATGCCAATAGACCGCATCTCAGACTTACTCATTATCTGTATGGTTCCTGCTCCATTCCATTTTCTAGGAATACGGCAAACCTCCGAACGTAGTTGCTGCAACTGTTTGATGTCTTTATCAAAGCTGATCAATTCATCTGGATCGCAATACTCCCCATGCTCCACAGCTCTATAGGTCTTATACACTCTATCTCGTAGCGCCCAATAACCCTGCGCCCTCTTATTTTTGAATAAGTCCTTATTCGTTACGGCCTTGGCCGCATTATCACTAGTAGGTTCATATTGCTTGTCAGGATCATCTGGTGAATGAGAGCCTTTAAATATTACTTGGTCAATGTCATTTCCTGTAAATCCCTTTGAAATATCCCGTCTAAGCGTGGCCCCTAATCCATCACAATCCCACGTGAACGCCTGTGCTCCGTGCTCTATTGCCCTTGCGCAGGCCCAGTCAGCGCCCTCATTGGCATCGCCATTGTCTTTTGTGCATACGTCCTTAAATACCACGCCATGCCTAAATGTGTAGCCTTTCGGGTCATCGCCAGTGTCTGACGGATCGTGCGCAGCAACCTTCTTGCCTACCATCTTAAACCCAAGCTTGTTGTGAGCATCAACGCATGCGTCAAACCATTCTGCCAATATGATTGCATCATCTACAGTGTCCAAGAACTTACCCTCCCATATCCAGTCATACTTAGCTCTCGACTGGTTTTCAAAATCCCACTTTCTTAGCTGTTCTTGCTCTTCGTTCCACCACGGGTTATCCCTCCAATTTACATAGCAAATGTAATGCAGGTCATCTTCATAGTATCCGTACTTATCGAGCTGCTCTTGATATGGGACTATAAACCGCTGGCTGAATGCATCACCCTGTGATTGCGGGTTAGCTGTAAAGATACATTTCGCGCCTGGGTTACGAATGATTGTGGGGATTAACTTGTCTAAGGACGCTTGACTTGCTCTGTGAGCCTCTTCAAACCATGAGCGCAAATAGCCTTGTGCTGACTGCATGGCGTCAGGGTTACGATTCGCACCTTTGTATGTGGTACTTGCACCGTTTGGAGCAATCACCGTTGATTTCTGTATGTCCCAGCCGTCCAGCCCTAGTCTTTCAAGTATTGAGCCTTTAAATACTTTATGTACAGAGTCTTCAAGCGAGTCTTGAAATTCACGAAGGCAGTAGATGTCATATGCTTTTGCCTCCATTTCGAATGCAAGCACATCACCAACACCTAGAGATTTACCTGAGCCACGGCCCCCGATAAAAACAATAATGGGCTGGGGCTTTTGCATCCCCTCCCATATTTTGTAGTTAACCTTTAGCGTTCTAATCATTACTTATTGGCTTGATTGGCTGTACAACCCACTCGACCTTAGATTCTGTCTGTATTGGGCCGCCGTTAGCACCAGTAATCTCTTGAGAAGACTTTTCAGTCAGTCCTATCTCTCTGGCAATGATATTGGCATTGAACAAATCAGCCGCCGCACCTTCAAACTTCTGAGTGCGTATAATGTCTTCGATCTTGGCGACGGTATCACCTAGCACTTCATCCGTTTTCCAGTATTGCCAGGTGTTTCTAGCCATATCAAAAAAGATACATAAACCCGCCAGCGTCATAGGGCGCATCTTTTCTACTTCCATAGATACGGGGATACCTTGGTACTGCGTTACTTTCTGCTCCCATAATGGGTTAGCCTCAACCCATTCGAAGTACTCGCACGCCGCATTCCATAGCTCTTCGGCTGTCTTGAACTTCTTATTAGGCCCATGAGATGCGCGGGCCATCCAGAATTTGTTACCTTTTGGTGCTGTCATGTTTAGACCTCCTCACATAATATCGTGCAGTCAATGATCACTCTATCTTGGTTTCTGTCTATTACATTATCAGAGTCTACGCCAGCTATAGGCCATACGCCATTCAAAGCCCACGCTTCAACAATTGTTTCAGCGGTTACTTTTATGTACCCATCTTTAGTTAGTTCAGCTTTCATATTTTAGCTCCTTTCTGGTTAGCTAATACTAATTAGTTAGAAGATATAATATCAGCAAAATACCCATTGAATCCAGCCGTCATATCTGTAGCACTATTTGAGTCTGTCTGTGCTGTTATCTCTATGTCTGAATTTGGCTCAATAATAAATATTGGCGTAAATTCATATTCAAGTGAATGAGTATCACTAATGCCTCGCCTAAGCCTATTTCTGAATGACCCGCCAAGCTTTCTTGTTTTTAGATTAACTGACGCGCTCACAGTACTTTTTCGAATAATATCAGCCCATATATGAGTCAATAGCAGGTAATTACCTCCCGCCACTGAGGTTGATGTTTTTTGACTTTGGTTTGTTCCTTGTAATATCTGGTTGTGAACCTGAGTTAGATCATCAGGTACGCCATTTGTTGCTGTGCCCCGGTACAACCATACTGCTCCATCGTGAGCATCATCTGTATACATCCGCATCCATCGGCACCCTGTATCGCTTAACGTTACAGGCGTCTGTCCTGTCAATGCCTTGGACTGTACACCGAACACAAAGTTTCCATTAACATCGAATGACATGTACTCAACGTATATGGTAGCTGTATCACTAGCACTAGTACTAGACATATTGAGCACAACATTTGATGTCTGGTACTCTTCAAACTCTCCCCATGGGTGAAGCGGGGACTCGGAATTAGATACGGATTCGTTTTCACCGAACTTATGAATTGATTTGCGCTTCACACAGGTTTTATCGCCATACTGTCTAAAGACCTCATTAACCGTGAATGCAAGTTTGGCATCGTGATAACTTGCGCAGAAGAAGTCATCAAATGGATCCATTTCTTTTTGTGTCATTCTTCGTCCCACTCTACCTGTACTATTGATTCGTCAAACATAACTTGATTCTTAACCACTTCCAATACGCCGACAATCTCAATTACAGACAGCTCACCCTCAAATTGATAGACATCTTCAGTGATTTGCTTTACCAGTTTAACGACTGGGTTGTTGTCTGCGCTATCAGGCAGCTGGGTAATATTATCAGTCATGATCTATATCCTCGCTAGGTAATTTAAGCATATCAGCATCATATAGCTTTTTGATGGCTTCATGCATCGATGTGGTATTAGACACCATAACAGCTTTAAAGCAAATTTCTGATATTTGATCGTATAGTTCATCAATTGGTTCAAAATCTTCTAAGGAGTTGAACTTTTGTAACACGCCCCTACTGTTTTCAATTACATGCGTATTGGGTTGTAACCCTTCACCAACATATAGAACCTTGTTTCCGTACAATAAGCACATGTCACCCGCTTTTGGCATAAAGTCAGCCATAATTAAAACTCCACTGTTACTGATAGATTGTACGCTGTCACAAGCACTGTATGGGTAAATATACCAGTCTTAACATAAACAATAGGGATACATACAAAGTCACCGCAATTGCTCTTAACAAAGCCTTTGTATCCATGAATAAGGGCTGCTGATACGCCAAACTTTGATCCCCAGAATAAATCATACTCGCGCCCAGCCGATACGGAATAACTGCGCACAAAATGACTATTAACAAACGTCCCTACCTGTGCGGTATTCTTACCATTTAAGTATTGATAATAGACAAGCTCATTGTCTTCGTTGTAGTTCGGGCTGTCATCGATAAAGTGTTCAGTAAACAGTCCAAAACCCACGTAGTGCTCTGAGTGTGCCATTGCTGTACATACAGTTAGGCAGATAAATAAAATAGTTGTCTTCATTTGATAAGCTCCGGTTATTAATAAAAAACCGCCCTAGCTGCTCACGCATGTAGTTGACGGGTACTGCAGTCACCTCCTTACTCGTTAGTGATAGTTATAAATATAGTCATCTAGCAGGCAATGTCAACTCATATACAATAAAAAACCCGCTTTAATCTATAAGGACTAAAGCGGGTCAAAAGGAGCGCTCAAATGAATAAGAGCAAAGCCATATTAGCACCGGAACATCTTATGCGCAACCCCGTTTACAACATGCTCAAAATGCTGCATCTCTGTGCATCCGCCATACATGCGAGCATTGCCACTGGTTGATACCAACCACAGCGTAGCTGTAAGGGTTAGCAATTGAAAAGTTTTAGAACTCATACCACTCCTGCAACTGATCCTGATTTTTGATTGACTGTGGCAACTCGCGACCATTGATTTCTATTGTGTACTCATGGTTGCAGTTCGCCATTAAGTGATCGTGGCATGTTTTATACGCCACGATTACATTCCATAAGCGAAGAAATGCATCACCTGTAATGGGTACAAGTTCTCCCACCAGCATGATTGCCTGTCGCCCGTGCCTGCTTACTTGTTCTATGATCATTTGCCTGCTCCCATCATCTTCTCAATTGCTTGGTTTGCAATAACAGCCGCCGTGCACATAGTGCCGATACTCCAACCGTCTGCGCTCAATGGCACATGTAGCGCCTCTTCATCTGTCAGAAATAGCACGCGTTGGCCTTTACGGTATGGGATAAATTTGTATTTATTCATTTCTTCTGCTCCTTTTTACGTTTAGCTAGCCAGGTTATACGCTTGTATTCTGCGATAGCGTTGTCTATTACTTGCCATGGGGTTAGTTTTTTCATTTCATTTCTCCTTTGTTCTCTATAACTATAGTCCACTTATTTATAGTGTCAAGCAAACTTGCATGAATACTGTTTTTTAAATTACAATAGCCACGAACCCGCCAAGCTTAGAACTCTAGCGGATGCTGGAAGTGCTGGACTAGAAATGGTCGATGCTCAAATTGTTGTGGGTTATTTTAGCTTCTGTGGTGTAAAGGTAGCATGCAGTCCTTCCAAGTCTGTGGTGATCGGGTTCAAGTCCCGCCAGAAGCTCCAAACAATACGCCCCTAGCCTCTGTCACCTGATACGCTAGGGCTTTTGTGTATTACCATTCCGGAAATATCAGACACAAGGAAAGCTATGTTCTTAAATATAATTATATTGCTAGGTATCGGCACCTTCTCATGGCTTACTTTTATATTGTTTGAGATGGCTTATCATTTTTATAAAGGCACTAAGTTTTAGGCGGAAATTATACATATAGCGCCTAACATGTATAAACTTTGGCTTTATTTAGACACAAAAAAACCCGCACTAGGCGGGTATAGACTTCTATCAACTTCTTTTTATAACTTAGAATCAGTGTTTAATTGAGACTACCTTATAGTCAGTTAATAGAGCGGGTATTATATATTAATTAAAGGTCTTTATCAGCTTCTTTTCTTGCGTCAAAGTCTCTTTTAAATCTATAAGCATCCAAAAAGAATTGCGTTGATTTTGGACAAAACAAAGACCAAAAAGAGCATAATTGCCACAAGAAAAACTGCTTAAATCGATTTGTAGTTTTCACGCCAACCCCCTCATTTTTTTAATATTATTGATTGCATTTAGCTTCAGGATCTTTTTTGCCCAGTCCGTATTTACAATCTTCACACATAAGTACGCTTTGATAGCCACAGTAAAAATATCCCCAATAATCTTTTTCGCCTAAGCATTTAGGGTGTTTTACCTGTCTTTCATTTTCTGCAATGTAGTTATTAATCTTATCCTTCATTTGTTAGCTCCTTTGCTCGTTTGATTAGTTCAAAAGGCTCTAGTGCGCTTAGTGATTTCCACGCTTCTATCTGAGGCTGAGGGGAAGTAATTTCCATTGGTAATGATGTTGCGTAATTAAGCGATGCTTCCAAAGCCTCTACCAATTCCTTATTAATAGCTGTTAGTTGGTCGTGTTGGTTTATTGCGTGGGCCGCTGCTTCTGCATACCGTCCATTCCATGCTGATAATACAGCGCCCTTATTGTCAAAAATAGCAAATGCTGCATGCTCACTAAGCGGGTCTGCCTCTATACTAACAATGCCTTTAAACACATCACTCATTTTCATTTGTCATTCTCCTTCTCGTAATTTGCGCAAAAGAAATCATAATCCGTTTCTATGCTTTTAATGTATCCGCCGTTCATTCCTGTTTTAAGCTCCACCTCAATACCATTACTGAGCAATCCGAAGCATTCCCCCGTTTCATCTTCCGGTAGAAATTGATCACTTATAGACAGTCTTTCCCAATGCCTACAGTCTTTACATTTCATTTGTCATTCTCCAGTGCTTTAAGTAATTGCTTCACACCACGCCTATACTCGGTGGTGCCACGAATATTCCACTTGCCTGTACTTGGCCACATATCCGCTGTCTTATCGTTGTGAGTCACTACAAGATGAATGCCGCCATTATTAGATTTAACGCCAAACCCTTTAGTTATTAATATCTGTGTACTGCAAGCGCGGTTATGCTCTTTTCGGTTTTGGCTAGCTTCTTTTCTGGCCTCTTTTGTGTCACGCCAAATTTCTCCCATGTCACCCATTCTTCTCTCTCCGATATAAAGCCGCATCTATGGCTAGTTGGAATTTTCTAGGATTCTTTCTGTTCCAGTTCTTTAGGGTGCTTTCTGGTATGTCACTTAATACGATTAGCTGCCAAAAACCCCTGAGGCCCGCTGCTTTTGATCTTTGATCTGGTGTCATTTAATAGCTCCTTTTGCTAGATAACGTAATAAATATATAGCTAATATAGGTCTACGTCCACATAATAAACATTCAAATATTCGATAGATAAAGCCTAAACCTATCTAAAAATTAGATAAGTAATAAACAGGAAGGATGCTTGACTTTTAGAGAAAAATAAAAATAGTCGTCCATGACTATCAATATATTTTATGGGTTTAGTATTCCCCATCAATACAATTTATAGTGGTCCCTTTGCCATTCGCATAGATTATGGCCGCCGTATGCATCCAAGAGCTCGGCGAACCCGTGGCATATTCAAGATGATACACAGCACTTAATCCCACCTGTATCACTCCCCACTTACGCCCTGGCGTATGGCTATGGCCAATCACACTACGACATCCAATCTTGTTAAACGCCGCCAATGATCCTCTAGCACCATTCGGCCCTTTGTCACCATGATAGTTAAGCGCATGCCCTTTGCAGAACAAAGTATCACTACGACGCAAGAAGGTTGCCCGTGTCTCTTTCACTAGATATTCAAGGCAGTCAAAGTCTGTCCCTTCCTTAATCGCTCTTACTTTAGCTAATGCCAAATCGAGATAGAACTCGGCGTTCTTGGGGTCTTTCTTCCAGTCTTCTTCCTTTAGCCAACGGTCAATCACTTCGTCATGATTAGATTTCACGATGTAGTTTTTACCATCAATCAAGCATTGTTGAAGTTTGCCAATTAAGTCCTCAATCTCGTTCTGCCCGCCATCTTCATCATAAAAGTGTTTCTTAACCGTCATAAACGGGTCATTCCTATGATGATGATTGCGAAAGTACCCATCAAACAAGTCATGAAAAACCTGTGCTTTGGGTTTGATTAACTTAACAAGTGCATTCTTCCCAGACCACCATGCGCTCATGACATTAGGGTCTAAGAATTTAGCGTGAAAGTCGCCACTGATAAACGCCTCTACCTCATTGCCTGAAGTTACGGTTTCACCGCTATAGCATTTATCAAGATCATAGAACTTTCCACTTCCATCGATACACAGCTGGCGGGTGTGGAACTTCTTACCTCGAAGCTCAATAAGTGTGGCACCATACTCGTGATGGAATTCACCCTTAACACCTGCTTTGCTCTCTGTGTAATTCGGTTTTGTGATTGCTCCGGTTGTCATACACAGCTTTGCCATAGAGTTCTGAGGTGTTGGCGTTGCTTCAAGACTAATTTGTGGATGCCCGAAGATACAGCTCTTTTCCCCTGTAAGCGTCGTTAATCCAGTCATAGGGCTAACTGCCGTCGGTTGAATGAAAACGTCACCACAGATCACCAGCGAGCTAGAGACGTCTGTTCTTACCCCGCATAGCTCTCCGCTGATCTCCTCGTCCCACCAATCGGCGTTTTCCTGATCCACTGTCCATTTGCTTGTTGGGTTCTTGTACCGCCCAGGGATCACGATTAACTGAGCGTTATTTTCTTTGCAGTATGTACGCAAACTGCGCAATCCAGCTTTGAATACTGGCGTGGCGTTTTGAGCGTATGTAATAACCAGTTTCTTCTTGGTTATCTTAATTGGCTCAAACTTGTTTTTAGTGATAGGACTGCGGGTTGTTTTACCACATTCACCACACGCCCAACGAGGGGGCGTTTTAGAATGCACGGCTAAGTCTTCTGAGTTACAGTGTGGACATTTCATTTCAACCCCTCCAAGCGCTCGACCTCAGCCTGCGCATAAAACAACACCTTCTTAGCATCGCGCAACGCATCACTATGACTAGCACGACCCTTGCGATAGATTGCACGGAACATCTCACCGTCTTGTGCATTGAGGTTCCGATAGCTGATCAAGTGTTGCAACTCTGTAGCGCCCTCTGGTAGCTCATAATAACTTGCGGTTGATCCGTCTGACTTTGAGCCGTCACTCACATCCTTCTCCGCGATCCTGTATGCAGCTATGTCGTAGTCGTAATCCATCCATCTCCAATTGTATGCGTGCTTGCCATTATGCACCATTCCGTTTTTAAGTTTAAACTCAAACTCACGACCCTTCGGCACCGGGCAAATGTCAGTTGCACCGCCCCACTCTATCCACTTGCCCCATCTCTTCATTATAATTTCCTCACTTTGCAAAACACCCAGCCGATAGCCAGAAAGATTAAAAACAAGATTAGTATGCCAGCCGTCTTAAATCGTTTCATTTGATACTCTCCGACTCTGCACTGCGACCAGTGTGCACTTTTGATTGTTAGGCAAATCAATTTCACATTCTAATTTGCCCGCATAACTGTTAATAGCCGTAATACTTACTATTGCGCCTAATAGCGCCCCTGATAGGAAAATAAACGGATATTTCATGATAGCCTCTCAATTGTTAGTAAATCGGCTTTTCTATCGCAAGTTGTTTTTACACGCCACTTGTTGCGTTGGGCATACTTGTAGAATGCTGAATGCAATGCTGACTTCTTAGTCCCAACTGGGCATTCTCCGTAATACTCCAAAGTATCACCAGGTTGCATATTGTGAAAACTGTGTTGTTTATGGTTTGCCATGGTTAAAATCCTGTTAATGTGTTTAAAAGTGCGCCGCCATAATAAGCGCCTATGGATCCAGCTTCTGTAGCTTCCATTCGTGACCGTAAATCATGTTCATACTGCATTGCCGCTAACTTCCTATTTCTTGTTTCGGCCGCGCTTTCAAACGAAATTGTTTTAGGCCTCAGCTTTTCAATATCACTGCAAGCCTTTTCAAAGATAGAATCAATCTTATTATTGAACCCATCCATAATAGCCTGCAGGTCATTTTCGCCCATGCGTTTAAGTTGCGTTTCGATTTGCCAAAGTTTTTGTTCAATCATTTTGCTTCTCCTTTAATGTCCACAAATTAACAATAGTCCAGCTGTGGACATTGTGCAAGTGTTATTTCTGCTTCGACAGCTTCTTTCAGCTTCGACGATTCTTGAGAAGCTAAAAAGTAAGTACTCACTTCGCCTATATACAACAGTATTACTACAATTATTTAATAATAAATTAATTAATTTATCTCTACTTCTCTACTTCTACACATTTGTAATTTTATCTCTCTAATTTATACCTCTTTTTAAGTATATATCTCTTAGGAAGCTGAGAAGCTGAGAAGCTGAGCAAAAAAAACCCGCAAGGCCAATAACCATGCGGGTTTACAGATTCTCAAATATCCTGAGATGCTGACTCAATCTATCGAAGCTGCGCCTTCTCCAAGCAAATACTTGATCACTTTTTGACCATTCCTCTTATGTTTCGTTTCATTGCGCACAATTAAGTTTTCATCAATCATTCTCTCAATCATGTCCATAATCACCTTGTCATCAAACTTTTTCTTGCGGCACCGATCAAGAACAACGCCATGCGAAACAGCCACCTCTAAATCCATGCAGCCCAAAATAGTTGCTCCAAGTGCGTCACCGACTCGTATTTCATCATTAGACCTGATCAGCATTAGTTTCTTTTTGACATCGCGATCAACCAAAGCAAATGCCCACTCAACATGTTCAATTGTTCTTAATCCATGCGGCGCTGCTAATATCAAACTAATCTTAGCCACCAGCTCGAATGCACGGCGCACCACGGGCACTAAGGACGGCTGCCCTAGCAATGATGTCCCTAGGTTATAAAAGTAGCTCTCAACGCCATCCAGTAAGCGCGCCGCTGCTTTCTCGTCCGTAGGAATAACAGCCAATGCCCCGCTATGCTCTATTCTGTCTGGCGTTTCCATGCTGAAAGTGCCAGGCGAACGCAATTGCATCAAAGCAGCACGTAATGATTCCGGCATAGGTTGGATTTTATGGCCCTTTTTGATGCGGGGGTGTGCTTCTTTTTCCTCAAAGATCATTGACCGGCCAACAAACCCGGACTCGCCTTCTTGCGGGGTCATTAATCCATCAAATGTGCTAGGGGTTGTATAACCGATAACAGACAAGAACGGATTAATTATGCCCGCACCTATTCCTTCTAAGCGCTCAATCAATGATTTCTCTTTATTTGCTAGGTATTCTGTTTCACCCTTGCTATCAATTTGCTTTGAAACACTGGCCAATTCCTTCTTTAGTTCCGTTTCAACCTCTACCTTGAGGTCACCACTTATAGTCAATACACCATCCGCTTTCGTGTATATATCCATAAGCGAGGCTGTAGCACCTTTGTAATAATCATTCTTTGATTCGACTATTTTTTTAAGCTGCAAGCCTAGCTCACCAATATTGTAAAAAGCCCCTTGATGCCTTAGCAGGTTCCGGTATATCTCTTGCTCAGACTTAATGCCACCGTAAACCGCTTGAAGCATTCCGGCCTCTTGCATGATTTTAGTGTATGCCTGCTGAATAGCTTCCTTACCCGTTGCTGATGATGCGACACAAAATGTCAATAGGTTTGTTCTATTGCCTAGCAGGTCGTCAGTCACCCGCATACCACAGATGTTGGCCACTGCATTGAGTGCCACTGCGACAGATAGGTTTTCGCGCTTAAATCGACACTGGCTATTAACCCATGTTGTAAGCTCACCAACAAACCCAGGCGGACGCAATAAATCAATGTTCTGGTCTGGGCCTTCTCCTAGTTCGCCCTCGTCATATTCAACGGTAGGTTCAAATGTTGCACTTTCTTGATAGCCAGATTCACGGGCGTAATGTATTAGAGTACCAAGGCCAACCGGATTGCCAGCCTTTCCGAAAGAGTGCCAGCGCTTTTCTAGTTGTCCAAATGTAGGGTATTTTTCGCCGCGGCTTGACCAGTCATTCCACAGGTCCAACCCGGTTCCGCCCGTTGCATCATGGATGGCCATGCCGATCTTAACCCATTTCTCATGGTCGCAATCTGGATCAATGACCCTGAGCATTTCCGCAATTTCTTGCTCGCTGACATCAACAGCAATGCCACTGATCATTGACCGGTGGCGCTCCGGTTTGCGTAGGATTTCAATTAGTCTTTGAGGTGCTTCTGTTACATCTTGCGGCGCACCATGCATGGTTTCGTAATTAGCGCCACTCTTATGAAGAGAGCCATTACCAACGATAAAGCCGCTTGATTTAAAGTCTATGCCCTCATAGCTATCCGAATGCTGCACTAATGCAATGGGTTCTGATAATTTATAGTAAAGATGCATTGAGCCATTGCCAGAACCGGTAACGACTGCAAAGCCAGCGCTTCCAAGATAATCAAAGTCATGGTCTGCGCACAATTTATTAAAAGATTCTACGCCGCCGTTTCTGGCATCCACATCAATGATTAGGAATCCATCACACAGTACACCAAAGCCTGTATCAAAGTGCCCGGTCTGTTCCATAACCTCCAGTTGGTCATCTGACCACATTGGCACATTTTGCCAGTTCGACATTCGAGGGTGTTTCCCTATCGCCTCGCAGTCTTCATTCTCGCAGGCACATTGCCCGCGATCAATTTTATGTAAGCCGAATATTCTAAACCCGGCTTCTAGGTAATCATAGATCTCATTCATTATTATTGCTCCAATAAGTTAAATGCTGATAATTCAAAGTCTTCTTTTTTTATCACTCCTTTACTCCACTCTTCTATTCTTTCAAACTTAGCCTTGTTGGGGCACATTTTTCCATTTTTCCATCTGCTTATAACTGTGTGGCAAACCCCTATTTCATACGCAGCATCAAACCATGTTTTCTGCTGTTCGCTAATGTAATCACCAAGGGCTTTAGAAAAGGCGAGCCGTTGCCTTTTTTTTCTCTCTACAACGTTATCCCGACTTAAGTATTTAGCGTTGTGCATTATATTGTATGCAGGCTTCTCATTTATAATGCCAAGTCTTTCCGCCTCCTCTGACTCTAAGCGAGTATTAAAATACTCGATTGTTATTTTATGGATTTGCCCTGACCAATCTTTTTTTTTCGTATGGCTTCTTACTCTGTCTAGTAATTTATCACTAATGCCTATATATATCAGTTTATTACTCTCATCGAATATCCTATACAGGGAATGCTTATTCATCTTCAAGATACCTGCTTATTTTTACAATTGAATCGTATTTGCAGTTTTTCCCGCCTTTACTTATGCTTCTTATTGTCCCGTAGGATAGATCGGAAAAGTAGGCAACTTTTTTTAGATTCTTGTCCTTTAGTCTCTTTACGATTTCTTCAAGTGTCAACATTGTCAATCTCCTGATGCATTTTTTTTTGAATGTGTTGACAATACTATATTACCTGATGTAACCTTGCAACCGCTGGCTAAGAAAAGCAGCAAGAAGAAACCAAAAGGAGAAAGACCAATGAGTCTATTAGAAACAATAACGACCCCGAAAGATCGTGCAGTCATTTGCACAATCACAGGGGATAGCGGCATGGGTAAAACCACACTGGCCGCATCATTCCCAAAGCCCATTGTGATACGTGCAGAAGATGGTTTGCAGGCATTGCCTAACAATCAACGCCCTGACGCATTTCCAGTGCTTGAAAGCGAAGCTCAATTGTGGGAGCAGCTAACAACTTTGATTAAAGAGGATCATTCGTATCAAACTTTAATTGTTGATTCAGTTACCGCACTAGAGCGTTTGTTTATTCAGTCAGTAGTGGATAGCGACCCTAAAAAACCAAAATCCATCAACCAAGCAATGGGCGGATATGGTGCGGGATTAATGGCGGTTGGCGGATTGCATCAACGTGTTCGCAAGGCGTGCGGAATCTTAAATGAAAAACGTGGAATGCATATTGTATTTATTGCACATTCTGATTTAGAGCTTGTTGAGCTGCCTGATCAAGATCCATATGCACGCTATAGTATGCGCCTAAACAAGCGTAGCATTGCGCCCTACGTTGACGATAGTGATATTGTCGGCTTCTTAAAGCTGCAAACATTTACCACTGGCGACGGTGAGCGGAAAAAAGCTATTAGTGATGGTACGCGTTTACTTGTAACTTACGCAACGGCTGGGTGTGTTAGTAAGAATCGTTTTGGCATTACGGAGGATTTAGAGGTACAATCTAATTCAAACCCGTTAATTCAATATGTGCCGAGTCTTAGAAATGAAAACATGCAACAAATGCAAGGAAGTGAAGCCGGATAGCTCAGATTTTTTTTACAAGGACAAGAAAGGGAAAGGCGGCCTTGCTCAGACATGCAAGGCTTGCACTAGGGAAAGGTCTAAAAAATGGATTAAAGAAAACAAGGAACGGAAAAAAGCCTACGATACTAGTTACGCAAAAAAGAATGCAGCAAATATCAAAGAATATCAAAAAGAATATAGAGAAAAAAACAAGGAGTCTATAAGTGAATATAACTTAAGATATAGGCGTTTAAATTCAGACAGCCTGAAAGAGAAAGCTAAGAAGTACAACTCTAATCCGTTGATTAAGGCAAGAAGAAATTCATTGAACTTGAACAGGAAAAAGCATGATGCAAAGTATAGATTAACATCTAATGTTAGATCTATGATATCTTCAGCTTTAAGAGGAAAAAATGGTGCTTTAAGACATGTAAGTTGGTCGATAGATGACTTGAAAACACATCTTGAAAAACAATTTACACAAGGAATGAGTTGGGATAACTACGGAGAATGGCATGTAGACCACATATTGCCAATCTGTAGTTTTAAATATGAATCACAACATGATGCTGAATTTAAGCATTGTTGGAGCTTATCAAATCTTATGCCATTATGGGCTAAAGATAATTGCTCTAAACAATCGAAAATTACGCATTTAATTTAAACACAACAGAAGGTAAATAATTATGTCATTTTTCGGAAACGATGTACCAGCAAACGGTGAATTCAATGCGGGCGGCGGTGCTTTTGACCCAATCCCTAATAACACCGAAGTATTAGCCACGGCTGACGAAGCTAAATGGTCTGAATACGACGGCGACCGCTATATTAATATTAAGTGGGTTGTTCTTGCGCCTGATGCGCACAAAGATCGCGTTCTGTTTCAAAAAATTAAAGTATTTGAAGCTGATCCAATGAAGGCGCAGAAAGCTAAAAACATGCTGGCCGCTATCGACTTCAACGCAAGTGGCGGCAAGCTAGTACAATCAGGTCAAGAACCAACTGACGAAACACTAAGCCAGCACCTTTGCCATTCTCCAATGTACTTGAAACTTATGGTTTGGGAAATGGAAATAAACGGCGAAGAAAAATCAGGCAACTGGGTGCAGCAAGTCGCACCAAAAAACAAACAGCCAGCGCAACAAGCGCCAGCTGCAAGCACTAATCATGACGACGAAGTGCCGTTTTAAATAGCGAGCGGCCCCGTCTTTGGCGGGGCAGTAACCGCAACATTAACGGGCGGCTTGACCGTCCACTTTGAATTATTTGTTATTTTTGAGGATGATATGACATATACAGATGCTAGATACGGATTTTATCTTTTATATGATAGATATGGTGAATTGCCTGACGATTTGTGTGGTGCCGTTTGCAATACTTGGAAATGGCTTGACCTATTAAAAACCCCAACTAAAGCAGAGGCCAAAAAGTGTTACAAAGCATTAATTGATCGATATTTTGATAGTGGGTTTGAAGACTGTAGAAATCACGCGCCGCTAAAAAACACAATCGAAACAATGGATCGTGATATTTACGATGTATTTGTAATGAATGGGAATATTAAAAAATAACAAAGCGATACACGGCGGAAACGTCCGCATTAAAAAGGAGAAGTGAGAATGAAAGATATAGATTGGAGCGAGCAACCTACATCTGAGTATGTTTGGATTGAAGACTTGAAACCCGATAGTTGTGGGGATTTTTCTGGATGGTATCGCCTTGCGGGAGAAAAGTGGGTGATTTGCAGCGGAAAAGGTTTTTGGAATCGTAATGATGATGAAAATGGCCATATCAGAATACACCGCAAGCCTGAGCCAGAATACATGCCAAAGGTGGGCGAGTGGTGTGAGGTAAGGATTGCAAATAGCTGGACAAAAGTTAGATTTCACGGTGAATGTGAAAGGGTTGGTTATTATGTTTTTTACACCGATACGTTTGTATATCGCGAAATAAAGCCTTCTGAGTTCCGCCCTATTAAATCCGATAGAGATGTTTTTATTGATAGGGCTGTAGTTGTCATGAATGCATCCATTGATGATAGTCAGAAAGGCTGGGCAGAGGCCATTTATGACAACGGCGCGAGGTTTACAGATGATTGAACAACGAAGCAAAAAGTGGCTTGAACAACGACGCGGACGCCTTACAGGGTCAAACATTGGCGCGGCGCTTGGTGTAAATCCATACCGTAAGCCTGCTGATCTTATGCGTCAGATGGTGCGTGAATACCACGGTGCGGAGTCTGAATTTGAAGGTAATGTTGCGACCGAATGGGGAGTAGCTAACGAGGCAAACGCAACCATTGATCTAGAGATGTTTCATTTGTCTGCGCCAGTTGAAGAAACTGGACTTCATGTGCATCCAGAACATGAATGGCTAGCGGCATCACCTGACGGTCTAATAGGTGACGACGGAGTAGCAGAAATAAAATGCCCATTTGGTTTGCGTGCAAAAGACAAGCCAGAATTCAAGCCACTATACGAGCAGCCGCACTACTTTGCACAAGTGCAAATTGAGATGGCGTGCACTGGCCGCACTTGGTGTGCGTTTTATCAGTGGGCACCTAAAGGTGATGATTATAACGAGCAAGCTTTTAGCCAAGCGTGGTTTGATGAAGCATTACCAAAACTAAAAGCTTTCTATGATGCTTATTTAGTTGAACGTGAAATGCCAAACGCGCAACGCTATCTTGAGCCGCGCCACGCTGAAGAAAGCGATGTGTTCACGGTCGATTTGGTTAACCAATACAAACAACTAAAAGAACAAACAAAAGAACTTGAACAGAAAGCAAAAGATTTACTAGCTGAGATCATAGAACGCTGTGGCGAAAATGAATCAGAAATTAATGGTACTAAGCTTTCCAAAGTTGTGAAAAAAGGAAACGTGGACTATAGTAAAGTCCCAGAGCTTCAAGATGTTGATCTTGAGCAGTACCGGAAAAAATCAAGTAGTTATTGGTCTTTGAAATAAACCGCACGGGAGCGCGAAAAATGACAAATCAAGAGAGCTTCATATATAGTCAAGTGAAAACCGGCTGTATAAATGAATTTATGAGCATAAAATCATCACAAGATGCAGCAATGCAGGCTGTAGATGACTACAAAAAACATAAGCTCGGAGGAGGAAAGCCTCTTGATCTTATTGTTAATGCAATAAAAAAAGCAAAAAAGGTAAATAAAAAAGAAATTCAACTAAATAAAAGGAGCTAAACAATGGAAACATTCAAAAGAATAGATAAAGCGTGCGCGGTTATCATAACTAATGCGGGTGTATTTAAGCAGGTTGACCTGTACAAATATGACGGGCTATTATTCTGCAAGCATGGCGCGGGGTTTATTGGCCTCAACGCTGATAAATCAACCACGGCTAAATCGATAAAATGGAGAGAGATAAAAGGGTTTAAAGTTAAAAAATCACCATTCAGGATTGAGGCATAAAATGTATAACCCTAGACCATACCAGCAGGATGCTATAGACAGCATCCTAACCTGGTGCAAAAAAAGTGTAGAGCCTTGCTTGATAGAAGCCGCAACCGGGGCCGGTAAATCAATCATAGTTGCTAAAGTTGCTTCTGCCTTAAATCAGTTAAGCGGCAAAAAAGTTTTATGTCTTGCGCCGTCATCTGAGCTGACAGAACAAAATCATGAAAAATACACATCATACGGTTACGATGCATCATTTTATAGTGCAAGCATTGGTAAGAGTCTTAGGCACGATGTGATATTTGGCACCCCAATGTCTGTTAAAAATAATGTACGCCAGTTCAAGAACTTTGCGGCTGTTATCATTGACGAATGCCACCAGATCACGCCAACCATTAAAACCATTATAGAAGAGATGCGCAAAAGCAATCCTCAGCTTCGCGTTATAGGGCTTAGTGCTACGCCATACCGCCTTAATGATGGCTATATTTATGCATATGACGAAAATAATAATCCTGTGCCAAGCGATCAAACAAAAGACCCTTATTTTCACACCATGGTTTATCGCATAACAGCTGATTACCTGATAAGCCTTGGATTTTTGACGCGACCACATGCTGACCCTGACCATGTTGAGTCTTATAATACATCTGATATTAAGCGTCACACGGAAAAAGAGTATGATCGTGTTTTTACCGGGCAGGGTAGGTTAACCGCTGAAATTGTAAACGATGTTGTGAGCCATAGCGCTAGCCGTATGGGCGTGATGATATTCGCGGCCACTGTTCGCCATGCTAAGGAGGTTATGGAAAGCCTAGACCCGCAAAACAGCCGATTAATCACAGGTGACACGCCAAAAGCTGAACGGCGCGCTATTATTCAGGATTATAAAGCCAGACAGTTTAAGTATCTGGTTAACGTATCCGTCTTAACCACAGGCTTTGACGCGCCACATGTTGATGTTATTGCCATATTGCGCGCCACTGAATCCGCAAGCTTGCTGCAACAAATCATTGGCCGTGGAATGCGTATCCATGATAATAAAAGTGATTGTTTGGTGTTGGACTACGCTGGCAACATTGAATACCACCAGCTTGAGGACGATCTATTCACACCAATGATCAAGGCGCGCACAAGTAAGAAAGGCGAACCCATGGACGTTGTATGCCCATCATGCTCAAGCACCAATCAATTCTCAATGCGCAAAAACGATGGCGATTATGATATTGATAGCGAGGGATACTTTGTCGATTTGGCTGGAAACCGCATTGAATATGAAGAGGGAAAGTTTTTGCCAGCTCATTATGGGCGCAGATGCTTTGGCTATTCTCTTATTAATGGACGTGCAGAGCGATGCGAGCACAGATGGTCAATAAAGCAGTGTGATGAATGCGGGCACGAAAACGATATAACAGCGCGCGTGTGTGAGAAGTGCAAGGCCGAAATGATAAACCCGAATGATAAGCTGAAGATTGATTTTCATAAGGTTAAAGCAGACCCCTATCAAGTAAGCACTGATAAAGTGATAGGGTTTACACTCGATAAGTGGGTTGGCTCAAAAACCAATACACTGATGCTGAAGGCGCACTATATAACCGAGTATCGAAAGTTCGACGTGTGGTACAATCCAGAAAGCAGAAGCGCACAAATACAGGGTATTTTTCAGGATTTTAGCAAGGCTTTTTTTAATGGCAAGGTATGTCCTAATGTTGAATTATTTATTGAACATCAGGATAAAGGCACGCCACCAAAAACAGTAACCTATGCTAAAAAGAAGGGTACTAAATACATTGAAGTTTATGCACATAATAGGCCAGAAGATGAAGCTCCCGAATGATATACCCGTATGGGGTGATGTAAAGTTTAGAGGCAAGTGCCCGAAAGAAGTGGCTGAACAGGTCACATTTTTTAACGAGGTGCGAAAGAAATACCCAGGCACGTGGGGTGTTATTGCTACACATGTACGTAATGAGGGCAAAAAAACAGCCGCACAAGTTATGAGTGAAAAAGCTGAAGGCATGACAACTGGGGCTAGCGATATAATTATTGGTGGATTTTATTGTGAATTAAAGCGACAAGATCACATGCAATGCAAAATAAGTGACGACCAAATAAAATACCTAAAAGCTGTGAATGATTTAGGCTTTTATGGATGTATAGCGCTAGGTTATAAGGCAGCATTGGAGGCGTTTGAATGTTACATAAGCAAGACCAAAAATGGTTCAAAGAACAGCTAGCGAAAATCCCAGCCGCTTACATTCAGCAGGCGAAAGACGGTTATCAATCAGTATGGGAAAATGCCTATAATAATGAACCTATCGAGCACAAGAAACAAAACTCAGCAAGACGTGCGGCAAACATCCGCTTAAGAGAGTTTGTTGAAAAAATAAATAATAGGTTGACATAGGTATTATTAGCGCCTATATTTAAGTGGACATTAACGAAAGGAGCAATAAAATGAACTTAGAACTACAAACACCAGAAAAAAAGATGCTCGTTAAAACAGCTATTGAGTTATGCAAAAAACTTGATGCATCTCCGTATTACTACGCCAACGCTGAGTATAGTAATGAGTCAGGCTGCATCAATATCTGGGTTATTCCAAAAGAAGAGCCTTTACTTCATACAGAGGGTTCTATTGCTGAATATATATTCAATGTTAAAGACAGCGCTCAAGACTTTGACGAGCGCATTATTAAGCAATTGAGAGGCATGCTGTAATGGATAGTGAATATGATGATCTATGGAATGAAGTGCTACAAGAAAGCAGATACAACAAGCAACTTATGAATCACCCTAATTGTAGTGATCCAGATCACCCAGGGTGCGAGCACTGTGAGCCAGAGGAGTTTGACGATGACGAATAGAGAAAGACTAATAAAGGCTGTAGATAGTATCAAAGGGAATATTGAAGCTTTGAAATGGAATGCTTTCCACACGCTTTACGCTGAAGCGTTTGCGTGCGGCGCTGGTTATGTTGAGGCCCGTGCATTTGCCCGGCGTGGCGTTAATGAAATGTTTGGAGGGGTTGAGTGATGGCCATCATCAAATGCCAATAACACCATGGACAACAAAAGAGCTAGCCGAACTCAAGCGGCTAGCTCTGCGCTTCAAAATGACTGACTTGTGCAATTTATTGGGCAGGTCTTATGGCAGTATTAAGCACGGCCTGTCAATTATTGGTTTTAAGTCACCATTTAATAAGACAGGGAATAGGCGTATTTTTTATGCTGAGAATGTGGCTTGTATCTTTGAGTTGAAAGAACAGGGCTTCTCATTCAAGGAAATATCTAAATGCTTCAATGTTGAGGCCGATACAATAAAGAATACTTATAATAGAGCTAAAAGATGCGGGTTTGATGCGTATCCAAAAAGATCGTTATTTTAAGCATATGGGTGCTATATGCTTAAAAAAGTCATTATTTTGTACACATAAACCGCAATGATTCAATGTATTCCGCTAATTCGCCCGCGTCTTCTCGACTCATTACTACGTTATCACCTTGATAACTAGCGTTTATTGTCGGTGCTGTCGGCGGAATCTTTGGAGTTGTCAGACACCCCGTTAAGAGAATTAAAGTACTTAACAGGGTCGCGTTTAGCAGCTTTCTTGCGTTTGTCATGTTCTGCATTCTCATAACGGCGAAAGAGCTGTAGAAACAGCTCTATCAGTTTTAGGATTGTTTTCATATTTATTTCTTAGGATTCAAAGCAATCTTAGAGAGAATATCAGATGCCCAACCTAAGCCGCGCTTTGCTTTACCAACGTAATAATCATCTTTAGTGGATGGTGTTACTTTAGCAATTTTTTCTAAGCCAAGCACGATACTTGATGCGCCGCCCACAACTGCCAATATAATCACAATCCATTCTTGAATGTTTTCCATTATAAGTCCTCGTCTTTGATTTCAATATAGACCGCTTCATCATCTAGAAGTGCGGCAATTATCTCTAAGTATAAATCTTTATAGCATTCAAAGCTATTTTCGCCGCGCATATCTTTTAGATTTGATTTGTAATTTGGAAGCAAGCACCCTTCTGTGTCTTCATGGTCATTACCTGGGTGTATGTAGATATAGTCGAAATTTGGAACATCAGCCAGTTCTAGCATGCCTTTGTGCCATGGGTACTTATTATAGCGGTTGATCATCCCGCCAGTTTTATTTAATACGATCTCATACCGTCCGGCGGGAATGCGGGTTTTACCATTAATCTTGTTATGCCTGCGTTCATCTTCTACAGAATGACAGAATAAATACTTAGATACCCCTTTCCCTATATACCATGCGCCAATTGTAGTATCACTATTTCCGCCTAGCCGTTTAATTTCTAGTTCCACTTGCTTATTCCTTGTTCACCTATGAATCAATTATGCTACAATTGCACTATAATTAGCGTAATAATACAAGGTTTTAATGTGTCGGATGATAAAGTGAGTAGAGCAGAATTAGCTAGCCATAGGCAAGAGATGTTTGACCATATCGATAGTAAATTCAATACGGTAGTCGATCTGATAAAGGATCAAGGGGATAGGCAAGATAAGGTTATTGATAAGATATTGCCCAGCCTAAACGATTTAGTTATAGACAAAGCCAAGAAGGACGTTTACTGGAAATTAACTATATTCTTCGCTTCTTCTTCTTGGCTTGCAATTCTAGGTCGTGTCGGATACTTGATATTTTTAGACCAATAAACAACAATCCTACCAATACTACCCCGAGAATACACACTAAAATTATTACTATGTATTCTGGGGTTTTTAGCATTTTATAGCTCCGCGTCTATGTCTATGTAATTACCTGAACCAGTATCACATCTTACAAAACCACTATCACCTATTGTATGTGTGCCAGAATCTCTAGTGTACGTAAGAAACGCTGTTTTTAAACCTTGGTCAGCTACAGATGTAATCGTACCAGCTATTGTATTAGCTCCGGATATGAGTTGGAAGGCACCAGCATCCGTTATAGTAGGTATGGCTCTCTTATCATTAAATTGTATAGGCACAAACACTGTTGTTGTTGTAGGCGCATGGGAGATACCTAGAACCACTTGATCAGAAGAGTTACCTCCTAGCCTCTCAAAATACCGCTTACACCTAGCCAACTGATCAGCAGGATTGACATACTCAAAGTCTGTGGCTGTATCGCCAAATTCTAGTTGTGCATTAGAGTAGTCCCATGTGTAGGCATCGGCCGAATCATCTGTTGCAGGTTGCCCCAGTCTGATTGCAAAGAAGTCATTACCGTCTGTGCCTAATGTCTTACCAGTCACAGAGGTTGGTGTAAATGTCACGGTGTATCTAGTCCAATCAGCTGTTAATGTTATAGTTGCATCTTCAACTGTCTCAACCGTAGTTGAAGGACTACCGCCTGTACCGAAGTTCTGTAAGGAGGTTACGGATAGAGCGCCTCCTCCTGGATTCGTACCTTTAGCCCAGAAGCTATATGTAACTTCTCGACCAGCAGTGGCGGTGACATCCTCAATCTTATGCTCTAGAGAATGGTTATCGTCACCAGTTGCGACGGTATCCGTAACATAGTACTTAGGATTGCCCTGCACATCTGTCTGCCCTAGGGTATGTGCACTTCTAGAGACTGTGAATGTAGCCCCTGAGGTATTCCACCAAAGCCTGTCTGCTGAACCATAGCCACCAGATGTCTGGCTAGTACCACGCTGCCATACTGAGAAGTCACCATTAATTATAAGATTACGCCCGAGGTACGGAGCAAGCTGCGCATTAGTCGGAACATTCGCCGCACCCGTGCCTGTATCAACTTGAGCAGCTGTGCCTAAATCGCCATTAGTCGGAAGTTCATCAGCTTCGGTGCCTGTGTCCAAATAAGCCGCCGTACCAACTGATGAAGCTCCGACAAGCGTGGAAACAAATGGCACATTCACATATGCCGCTGCCGTGTTGTCTGCGTCTGCGTCAGCTTCGCTCGTATAAACAACCAATCTATAATTAGCATTCATATGCGGGATAAACACAGTCGAGTTGTCAAGCGGGTTACTTATTGGAAAACCAGAATCACTAAGTTTTGCTTTAGCTAATAAAGTTCCGCCTGCTGAGTCGGTTGCCATGCTTAGCGGGGTAGTGGTATTGGCCTGATAAAACTTTAAATAATAATCAGACGCAACTTCACCTGTTTGTGTAATCACTTGTAGGGTAAAGCCTGATATTGGGTTGTATGCCATGATTATTCCTAGGTTGCTGATATATATGAAATGCAAAAAGGGCCGGTAGTTGTTCTATTTTGAGTACCTCCTGCCCATGTTCTGTAGTTTGAGGTAACTTGTCTTGATGTGGTGATATTAATTTCTCCTACATGTATCGACCCAAAATCTGACACATTACTAGAAGTCACCATTGGATCAGCCCACTCTGGAAGCCCATCAACAGCCCCCGCCGAAGATGTTGCGGAAGAATGGGAAAGCCCGCTTGTCGATATAGTCACAACTCTCCCGATCTTAGAAACAAAAACAGACCCTGCTGTATAGTCGCCACCTAGCGTTGTATAGGAAACCTCTTCGTATTCAAGCGCGCCATAATACCCTTGTATAGTCGCAGCATCTGGGAATTTATCCGCTGTTGCTGCTGTCATTTCGGCTGACGTTGCCTTCTCCACGACGCCTGTATAGTCCTCGGTCGTAAATCGAAAGCCTCTAACTTCATCGTCACCAATAAAAATAACATCAGTCGATAGCAATGTTTCAGCAAGAGTAAATGTGGTCGAACTGGTTGAGCTTGGTGTAAGAGCCGTAACAATGCCAGAATTATCTAAGCGATAAAAACGCATGTCAGCATTCGTTGGCGTCCAATCGGTCGGCACTGTAATTACGTGTGGCCCAGCGCCTGCGGTGAAATCAGTGCCATCTATAAATAGTGGTGATCTATCAAAATCATCTTGCTCTTCAATTGTTACGTCGCGCAAAGTAATATTTGCCGCATCCCCAGTCGGTACAACTTGTAATACCATGCCATCAATATTGAACGCAGCATTAGCGGTCGTGTTATTGTCTGCATCGGTTTCATTCAGGTACATTACAATTCTGTAGTCTTGATCAATATGCGGAATAAACCGCGTGCTATCATCAAGCGGATTGCTAATAGGGTAGCCGTCAGCGGATAAAGCACACTTAGCAAGCGTGGTGCCGCCTGTACTGTCCGTAGCCATGTTTATTGGCGTGGTTGTCCCGCTAGCATAGAACTTAATGTAATAATCAGCAGCAAGCCCGTTGTTAGCTGTGGAATACTGCGGCAATGTGCCGCTAATCGGTAGCCATGCCATTATTGTTGTACCTCTGTTTGCACTTCAGCATTTGCCGCTTCCGATAATTCGCGTTCAAATTCTGTAGTGCCTTTAAGTGGATTAGCCTGTAAAGAAGCTCGAAGTATATCATTAAACTGCATTCCAAGCTTCTGCAACCCATCACTGCCGGGCTTCATTGTTTTAGCTTTGATAAGAATATTACGAACCTTTGGTGATTCAAATAAACGAGATATACCACCTAATGATGCATATGCAGCAAAGGATGAAGCTGGCACTGCGCCAGATACGCCACCCGCTATCCCCGCGAGAATTGCGCCGCTCGTTGTTACACGCTCAAACGTCTGAGAGCCAGACCCGCGCTCAACTTCTTGGGCGCGCTTAGTGATATTCATAAGATTCAAGAACCCTTCGACTTCGTCCTTCTTCTTGCCTTTAAACAGTGAATCTATACCATCTTTATATTTGTTAAGCTGTGTTGCTATCGATGTTGGTGACAACCCCTTGTCTCTTCCAGCTAGATCATCAGCTATCTGTGTGATAAATGCCGCTCTCGCTGCGTCCTGCCCTTTAGGAGTTAAACTCTTATATAAACGATCAATATCTGATTTGTTACGAGAAAACATCATATTACGCACAACTTCAGGGGTTGCTTCGCCCTTGTCTAAAATTGCTTTTAATTTTGACGTGCCCATGTCTGTGACAGTTTCGCCCCATGCTTTATCCGCTGCTTTTAACGAGCTAAAGTCAGTTGGTGATAAATTGCTGGCGGCAAAATCATCGCGGTCTTTTCGTGCCGCCTTTAACACACCATCAAAGCGGGCTTTTATTTTACTTGGAAGCGCGCGACTATTTGGATCAATAGAATTTAGTTTTTCATGCCAGCTCGAAATATTGTCCTTCAATACTTGGAATGATTGAGGCGTGCCGGTCATAAGCGCGTCAAAATCGTCGGCCATATTTAACACCGCCTCGTCAACATCAAGCCCTGGCGTAGTTAAATATTCATTCAAGTTATTCATGCTTTTTGCAGCATTACTCATGGGTACGCCGTCACCCTGTGATAATTGATCAAGGTACGGGTTTACTTTGTTGTACACATCGCCTGCCGCTTTTCGTAGCTCTTTTGATTTTGCACCAATCTCTTGAACTACTTCTTCATAAGTACCACCGCGATACATGCCTACAAAATCATTTAAAGCCTGCTCTCTTGCTTGCTGCTGTGAATGCCTAACACCGCCAGTGCCTACCACTGGCAACCACTCTGACGTGATTTGTGCTCCACGCTCGAACCAGTTCTTAGGGTTATAAATATCTGTAGTCATGACAGGGACATTAAACTGTTCAGAAGCAGCTAAAATACCTTCTACAGCTTCGTCTGCTTTGCCTTTTGTGCTTCTATATGCAAAGCCAGCTAAATCACCCAGTCCCTGCATTCCTGCGCCAATACCTCCAGCTGCCACGACATCTCCAGTATCAAAGTCGCCACCGGATGCAGCTTGCACGCCTTGCAATACAGCTTCCTTGCCCGCTTCTGTGGCTGCTGTTTTTAGTATTCCGCCAGTTGCTCCGCCAGCGAAAGCCGCAGCTTGTCCGCCAAATTGAGCTAGATTCATTGCGTCAACCCCTGGGCGGTCAATAATAGCTGTTTGGCCATTGCTTGGATTTACTAAAACTGGGTATATATTGCCTTTGGCGTCTTTGTCATATTGAACGCGTATGTCTGGAAATGTTTTCGATATAATGTTTGCCAATTCATTTTGATCATTGGTAACAAGGGTTAGCGCCGCAATTTTTGCTACCTTCAAAGGATTTTCACCATTAAGGAATCCACCCTCTATAATAGTTGGCAATTCTTCTAGGTTTTTGGTTGCGCGATCTTTGCCGCTAAACCAATCACTAAATGATTCGAATAGGCCTTTTTCGTTTTCTACTTCTTTTGGCGTATCTTCTCGTTGACCAGCTGGCACATCAAGTATGAACCCGTCCGGTATTTCGTTAGATACTTCTGCATCAGCTTCTAGCTGAAAACCTTCCGGTAATCCTGTCATTTATTTGCTCCAACCGCCATTCTTATACGTTAAGCGTTCACCTGTGTCTGGGTTAGTAATTACCTGCCCTTCAACATAGAACCCATTTCGATTAAGCCCGCCAACAATACCAGTCCTAATCTTTTTAAGTTTTTTAAGTGTACCCTCGTATGATCCGGATATACCTGTGATGTTTCCGCTGTCATCGGTTATCATTTGGATGTCATTTGACAGTCCTTCGATAATTTTAATATCTGATTCTGATAATACGCCGCTCATAATGCCAAGATTATCAGCTGTTAATATTGACTTAAGCTGCTGAACTTGTCCAAGTAAGTCTTGAGTTTTGCCAGTGCTAAACGGAATCATTCCAGTTATACCAGTGATATTATCCAGTCTATCAGAGCTTAATATATCATCGACCGTTGCGATGGCTTTTTTACCTTGCTCTAGTTTCTTAGTCTGCATTTCCTCAGCTTCACGGGTGCCCTCTTGCGCTTCTATTTTCGCACCTTCTTTGGCGCTCGTTACGGCCGCAACCTCTTCAGCTTTCATGCTTCGCTGTACTTCTGGCGTCATTTGAATAGGTTCTCCGCCAGATACAGGAATGCCCTGCTCATTGGTAGCAACCGGAGCCATGGTATTAGGATTGAAGAACTCTTCACCAACCTGCAAAAATTTAGAGCCGCCAATATCTACGACCTTTGGTGCAAATGTCTTGGCTGGGCCTTCTAACTTCAATGCGATGCGAGAGGCGCGTTTCTGATCTTCCGAGGCGTCAGGACTGTTAAGAACACGCTGGTGATAATCAAAAGTTTGTATAGCAGCGGGAACACTAGCTTGGCTTTGCATTTTAGACATAAATGGCTTCATGCTTGCTTGCACGTTCTTGATGCCGTTGTCTGTTAAATCCATAGAGGTAATGCTTTCTACAGGAATGCCAGCAGCTTTAAGCATCGGCACTCGTTGAGCTAGCACTTTTGCGCGGTCAGCTAATGGCACGCTCGCCAAACCTTCAATAGTATCAGCAAAGTTTTGCATGCCTTGCATGGCTTGCTGCTGTTTTGCTTGCTCTAAACTGAACTGGCCAGCGGCCTCTTGCTGTTCTAATAGTTTTTTGCGAACGCTACTAGTGCCTAGCTTCTCGCCAGTAGCCAGTCCGCTAGATATAGCTTGGCCAATGTTTGGAACATTTACCCCGAGTGATAATCTTGGATCGATAGCCATTTAGCCAGCTCCGTAAATAGTTGCCCCGAGATTAATTGCGTTCATAATCCCTTGAGATTGAGCATTTGCTGCGCCTACTACACCAGCCGCCTGTGCTGCTGCTGCATTAGTTGCGAGGTTTCCAGCAATTTGATTGCCACTCATGGTGGCATTGCCAATTTGTGCCGCCGCATTCATTGAGCTTGCGCCTTGTCCTGCTGCTGCGTTCTGCCCTTGACCTACAAGATTAGACAAGAAAGTCGCATTTTGCAATTGCGCTGTGCGTTCAGAATTTAGAATATCAAATCCAGTTCTTAGTGCTGCGCTTTCAAGTCCGGCAGCTGTACCGCCTGTGCCTAATCGCCCACTTACCGCTGCGTTTTGCAGATTCTGTCTACGGACATCTTCTTGCATGGCATTAAAGAAAGGATTACTCATAATGCTAGATGGATCACTAAATAATTCTTGCGACGCACTTACAGCGCTTTGCGTTTGATCCATAAAGCCCGTGCCAAAATCCACAAACGGCTGAAGGTCTGCGCGGCTTTGCTCTCTTGCAAGCTTTTGCTCCTCAACTGTCATAGCAGTGGCTTCTTTGGTTGCCTCTGCTTGTGATAAAGCAGCTTGTGCTTGAATATCAGCAGCTTCTTTCGCTGCGTCCGCTGCATCACCGCCTAGTAGCTTACCCTCTACGAAATCACCGGCTTTATCAAAACCTTTCTTTGCAGCGCTATATTGCCCCATCGTTGCAGTGTCTGCTAGCTTACTTAGAAATCCCATAATTAACTCACTACCGCCCTGTCTTGTACTCTACGCCAATTTGTGCCGTCACTGAAAGCCAGTGTTGCACCGCCTGTTTCATCTGACACATAGATAGTATGTGCCTCAAATTCTGTAGCATCCGGCAAGGTAGCCACGGTGTAGCTGGTTTGCTCATGAATGCCTGTTATTCTTTCGTAAGCCTGTCTAGCCCAGTTTTCAATCTCTCGCAGATACGAGGCTATTGATTGATCAGTCCGCCAGATGTTCGGCCTGTTTTTATTCCAGCTTGTCGGGTTGTTTACCTGTCTTGCCATTATCTGCGCCCGCTATTTCTTACTTTGATGTAGCTAGAGAAAACACTAAACTTTGTTGGTTCAGTATAACGCAATTTTACTGTCAAGTCTTGAAAGTGTTTATTGTCAAATACGCGAACATTGTTTAGATATTCACCTGTATCACCTAGCTGTATAAAGCGCTCATTACTGAATGTAAGACCACCATTAGTAGAGAACGAAACCATTAGCAATGGCACTCGCTCAGATGCATTACCAACGCCCGTTTCTAGCGACAAGCCAAACTCATTCCACTGGAACCATTGGCGAGGGTTGCCGAACTTCTCGCCAGCTAAGGGTGCAAATATACGCTCTCTCACGGTGGTTGTTTCGTTATCTGTAAAGACATCGGGATTAAGTTTATAGATATTCCCAGTGGCATAATCTGCAACAATTGTGCTTCCATATACTTCTATGATTGAATTGCCAAGCCATCTTTGAGCAGATGTGCCGTGCTCTAGCTCGAACCATAAATCATACTGCTCCACATAAGCCCATACTTTCGCATCCGTGGGGAACATGAACACAACAAAATCCAACCCTTGAATATCGATAGATTGCACCTTAGCGTCTGTAAGCGTGTATGTTCGCCATTCATTTGCAACTGCAACCGTTGACACTTCTTTAGGTGTAAAGCCCTGTAGCTGCTCTGCGCTGCCTTTTTCAGACACAAAATAAATGGCCTGCTCAGTATTTGCTATGGCACCTTTACCGGCCAAGCCTACACTTTCAACAATCGCGCCATTCATGCGCTCAACTGGCGGAGTACCTGTTCCGGTGTACTGCCATGGTTCAATAGTCCGCTCGCCAAACAAATAAATAAACTGGTTAAATACATATGAGCGAACAAGATTGTCAGGCGCTGATTCCGGTGTAAAGTAGTTCAAACCCGGTATAGTCAGCGTGCCTGGGTCTGTAACGCTTACACGTCCGTCATCATCATCAAAGAAGAAAGAGTTGTTTAAGTATTCAACATTAGTGGGATTAGAGCCTAGAGTAACGCTTGAAAATGTTGAACCGTCATAAGTGTATTCACCGTTACCCCCTGTAACGATAACCATGGTTGAGCCATTATCGGCCATAGATACCTGATCACTTCCCGCGATAGAGCCAATTGCAGTACGAACAAATGTAGAGCTAACAAGGTAAAGCTGAGAACCGGCAACTTGGTATAGGTTGCCTTTAAAGCGGTGTAGACCTCTGTCAAACTCTCCGGAATTACCTGACAATTGACGGTCAAGCCCTGGGAAGTTATGTAAGACTACATCAGTTAGGCCGTTTTGCACCGCTTCAGGGTACATATTAACAGTACGCTGAGCAGAGGCAGGCAAAGACGGGGATTGATAGCTTGATCCAACCGCTGGATAATTGACCGTATTAAATCTACTAGGCATTTCATGGTGTCCAAGTTCTATTCATTGAAGAGGCACCGGGTGCGTACCTTAGTTTACGGCTTGATCTGATAGCGCCTTTAATTGAACGTATCATTTTTTGATAAAACCGTTCTGCATCGGCGTCTTCGCCGGATAGATCACCAACCGAAGCAAGGCATGCATACAAGTAAATACTCGGGTATGCGGTCAGTATGGCATTTGTATTGTTTGTTGCGTCAAGAGTAGATGGGCGCGCGTAATACGTCAGCTCAATATCATAAGCACCGTCAGGCACGTAATCAAAAATAATTGTATCAGTTATCGAGTATTTGCATGGCAGGCCGCTTTCACCATTACGCTGTAAAGACGTCGGGGCTGTATTAACAAGCTCTCGCTTAATTCCGCCGTCATTAATAAGAATGCTTAGACCGCTAATAAATCCAGCTGGTAACGATAAAGAATTTGTACCCGCAACCGTTGTTAATGTGGTCGTCGTAATCAGCTCTTGAGTTCTAAGTGGTTGAGAGTCATTGTTATAGATATTGTCCTCTGCAATTTCAACAATAGTGTCGAACTTACTAGACAAATCATCTCGACCCGAAAAGTCAAAAACAGCAGTTTTTAGCGTGGTGTAGCTGGTTATACTCATATAAGTCTGCCTGATTTAACTCTTAATTTGCTCCACTCTCTTTCTTGGAGCTTGCGCATTAGCTTTGGCTGGTTCTCTGAATCCATTGGATTTCCACCAAACTCCTTCCACCACTCCATATAGACAGTTTGAGGAATACTGGCCACATGATGCATGTCACCTTTCCAATTGCCTGATTCATTTGTCTTTGCTGCTTTATTAAGATTAAGCTGATTTGACACGTCTTCGCGCGTGTTATATTCAATCTTACCATCGTTTTCACGAAAGTAAGTGGAAACGCCATCAACTTGACTTAGCAGTCTCCACTTAGTTTTCATCGCTTAACAACCACCGTTACATAGCATTTAGCAGCGGTAGTAGAGCCGCCATTTGTCTCTACTTCAATTGCTTCGCCCGGACGGCATAAGCCATTCAAATCAGCGGTTACAGTATCGCCAGCGGCTGAGCCAGAATAAGGAACAGTCAACGTGCCAATAGTTGTGCCATCAGAGTTTTTAACAGTCAAGACGGCATCAGCGACAGAAATAGCTCCGTCAAGCGTAGCCACTAACTGTAAGATTGTGCCGTCAAATTCCTTTGGTACAGGAATATAAACTTGACTAGCCGTTGAGATGTTATCGATAACGCCGCTAAGCGCCACCTTTGTTAAATCATGTGCACTCATTCATCACCTTCCTTAGCTGGAACATCTTTCGTCACAGCCTTACCGAATTTTTTAATTTCAGCTTCAGATAACTTAAGAACCGTACCTTTGGGTACTTTCTTAACCTTCTTATCATCTTCAACCCAGATATTTCGAACTGCTAGCACTTCCGTGCCGCCAGTTGCTTTCTTTGCTTCACTCATATTATTTACCTATAAGAGCGGGGGCCGAAGCCCCCTAGTTGAACTAAGAAGTTGTTAAGTCAGCAATGATACCATTACCTGACTCATTGCGCGCTTCAAGCGTCCACTCGGTTAATACCTGCTTACGCTCAGTATCACCAGTTTTAGCTAGATCAGTTTGCATGAATGAGCGCCCTGGCAGAGTAGCCATTGCCCATAGTGAAGTATCTAATACTAACGCTGAACGGTCGCGAGACTGTGGAGAGTACACGATTTCCAATGTGCCAAAGTCACTCACGTAGATGTCGATAGCTGTGTTTAAGGTCTGAGAGCTACCTTCATACGTCTTAGTACCGTTACCTGAGAAAGCAGACATTGCTTGCTTGTTGAAAGAACCAGTTAGGATTAGGTTTGGATCACCGCCTTGGTCTGCACATGCTGCAAGTACAGTCTTAAGGTCAGATTCAACGAATGCACGCTGAGTACCATCTGTACGCGCGTCTGTACCGTCACCGGTCGGATCAGCGCCTGAACCACCTGCGCTTGTATTAGTCGCAATCCAAGATTCAACGCCAGCAGCAACACGCGCTGTAGTGTCGTTGCCAGCTACTTTTGCTTTGTTCGCTAACATTGATTTCTCAATATCACGTTTAAGCTCAGTCATGCGCTTAGCAACTTGGTAGGCCATTTCTGAAGAGCGGCCTGCTTTGTCTACAGACTCTTGGGTGCCTGTTACACGGGCAACTTTGTCAGAGATTTGTGTATTATTACCTAGGCGAGTAGTTGCAGTTGATGCGTCAGTAGTTGCATCATCACCCTCGATAACTGCGTTTGCATCTGAAGCGGCTGCTAGGTCGTCAGTTTGCCATTCGTGGTTTGTTGCCGTCGCTGATACTTTCGCAATACGAGAGCTGAATGGAGTTTTAGTTTGCTCAACCATATAGATTTGATCAATCAGGTCTTCGCGATTGCCTTTAGCATCATATGAGCTAAATGAATTTGTTGGCTGTGTCATAATGTTTTACCTTTGAAGTTTTAAAAGTTCTGTTAGAGCGTTTACACCTTCTTGAGAGTTTCTTGCATTGCGTATCTTGTTTGATGCCGCTTTTGCCTTGCGCTCACTCGGAGGTATTTTTTGCCCTGGTTTAACTGATTTTGGTGCTTTGCGAACTTGCTCTTTAACTTTGGCTTCTGTTTTCTTGAATTTCTGCGCCTTTGCAGCATCAAAAATAATCATCCATAGTCTATGATCAGTAATACCTTCAACGTCTTTTTCAGATACACCCATGCCTTTCAAATAATCACTAGCCAGCTTCATATCCGTGTTTCGCTGTTCTTGTGACCAAATGTCATTGCCACCCATTGCTTCAACCAGTGCGCTAGTCTCTTTTGAGATAGTTTCCTGATAGAAACGCTTTTGCTCTTCAATAGCGTCCTGCTTAACTTGCTCAGCTTTCTGAAGTGCTTCCTTCTTGGCAATGTATTGCTCTGGATTGTCCCGCTTTAACGCTTCCCAATCAATCGAGTCTTGTTCATTTTTAATAAACGAATCTACAGATTGAACTAATTCACCGATGCGGGTTTTTTCCGCTTGAATGGCTTTTCGTTCTTCCGCTAATGTCATCGTTTTTTTGCGATAATCCGCGTCACGCTGATAGCCCTTTAGTGCTTCGTCAAGAGTTACCTGTAATTCTTCACCGTCAACTTTCACGGTGTGCCATTCAGCAGGGTCTGCTTCTTCACTATGTTCTTCAGTTTCAACTTCTTCGCTAGCGTCCAATTCTTCTGATTCACCTTGCGGCTCTTCATTGTAATCTTCAGCTTCTTGAGCATCTAACTGCTCTTCAGTTTCA